GTAGATAACGCATACATCTTACGATCAACGTCTGCTACTGAAGCAAGATACTTTTGTCTAGCAGCTCTACCAGCATTACGTGATCTACCACCTTCCATAGGCGGTTGTGATTTAAAGTATGCTGCTGCTGCATTTTGTTTCTGTAGTAAGCCTTTTCCTTGCTCACTGAGAACAAAGGAGTCAAAGTCTGATCGAGCACGGGATGCTCCTAGGCCAAGGATGTTATTTATATTGTCCTTGAAATCAACTTCCTTATTCCATTGTTTGATACCGTCAGAGTAGTATTTTAGTATCCGCTTTTTGTTTTCTTGTCTAGCGGCCTCTCTTCTTCCGGCGTTAGGATCTGGTGCACACACGGCAAAATTCTATAAATTGTATATTGTTTGGCCCATGTTCAAACTTACGTAAGAACTTGAAACCTAAAAATTGTAATAGTTTTAGATGTACGGTGTTACGAGAATCTACGATATTCCACAGTAATTTTTCGTTACGTTTCTCAAGCCAGCGTTTAGCTTCTCTTGCAAATGTAATTGGGTATTCGTGTATAGCTGGAGTGCATAGCATCCAGACTTCTCCAGTCGGCCCAACCCCGGCCATGCCAGCAGTCTTGCCGTTAGGCACTGTGAAATACACGCACAAGCCCGTTCTAGCCGCTCTTAGCAGCTCTTCCGTAGCATCTAGCCCATGACCTTCTTCGACCTCTCTGCGGTCATCTGGACGTAGATTAGAGGCCACCTCTCTGGCAGCCTCCTCTGTGATTGGGTGTATGTATTGGTCTAATTTAGACACGTCTATAAAATTTGGGTGAGAAATCACCTTCCCAAGACATAGCTCGTAGCGTAGCTGGGGCAGGGTGAGTTGATTTAAGTGTAATATCTACGTTTTTATTCTTTTCGTAGACTGGGACAGTTTTGATAAACTCTTCGAGATATGGTGCATCAGAGAC